TCAGTGCATTGAAGCAGGCCTGGCTTTGCATGGCCAGATCCTTGCCGATTTGTTCGCCGGAGGCTTGACGCAGCGCCTCGGGGATGGCTTCGTCAGCAGCGCCATCATGTAGGGGGCGTAGGCGTGTACTTCGTCGATCAGCAGCACCTTGCCGCACAACCCCAGAAGGCGCAGCGACTGGTGCCTTGCCGGCAGCACCGCCAACAAGGCCTGATCCAGCGTACCCACACCCACTTCGGCCAGCAGCGCCTTTTTGCGGTGGTCGGCCAGCCAGGCATTGCATTGCAGGCTGGCGCTGCGCTCATCGGGCGCATAGCGGCCATCCTCGGCCTGCTCGCGCGGCTGTAACACGCTGTCGCGAAAATCCGCCAGCAACTGCCGCGCGCCATGAGCCAGCACCAGCGAAGGCGCGGCCTCGTCCGTATACAAGCGCCGATACACCTGCCCAACGCGCTGGTACATCTGGTTGGCCGTCGCCATGCTGGGCAGGGCGAAGTACAGGCCATCGGCCCGGCCGGCCTGCATCAGGCGCTGCGTCAGCATCAGCGCAGCCTCGGTCTTGCCCGCACCGGTTACATCCTCCAGTACGAACAACTGCGGCCCGTTGAAGCGGCGCGCGATAAATGCGCGGGTCTGTGTGCGATAAATGGCGCTGCGTCGAGTTGCAGTAGGTGCAACAGAATTACATTGTGCGCAACTGCCACAGTCACGACGAACGAAACCGGCCGCTTGGGCCGGTTTGTTTTTGGCGGCGAATACGCCTCAGGCGGCAGCTTGCTGCCTGGCCAGTTGCTGCAGATCCACCTCCGCGATCGCGTTGGCAATGGCCCAGTCCCGCATCTGCCGCATCGTCATGTTGCGACCAGGGCGCTTAAGCACAGGCCCATTGGTTGTGAGCACGTATCTGGGCTTTGTCAAATTTGCCTGCGCTGGTTTGGGCTTGCGGGGCATCACACATCTCCATGGTTTGTTGCGATGGACGCATTGACGCTCTGTTTGCGCCCGAATCCAAGCGCTTTTGGAGGTGTCCGACAGGTGTGTCGGACACTGACCATTACCGCTTGACTGGGCTGATCCACAGCACCTCGGTGCGTGCCCTGGCGCTGCCGGCGGCCCTGTGCGGGCGCTGCACGCGCTGCCAGCCGCTGAGCAGGTCGTCATAGAGCTCGCTGGGGTAGCCCGCCACCACAGCCCGGCCCTGGATGGTGCGCAGGCGCTCAAGCAGCTGCACGTGCTGCGCCTCATCCATCTCGTGTCGGTAGCCCGATTTACTGCGTGTGCTGGGCAGGTATGGCGGATCAACGAAGAACAGCGTATCGGGCGAATCCTGCGCCCGGATCACCTCCAGCGCATCGCGCCGCTCGATGACCACGCCCTGCAGCCTGCGGCAGACCTGCACCAGGTGGCGCGGGTAGCTGGCCCACTCGTGCGCCTTGCAGTGGTTGCCGCTGCGGTGGCGCGCGTCGGCAAACGTGATCTTGCGCGGGTTGAACAGGGCCTCGTGGTGGAAGGACTGGTAGGCCCGTACGATGGCGCGCTGCGCCCGAATCAGCGGGTCGTCGCTGGCCATGAATGCACGCTCGAACTCGCAACGCGAATACGGCGTGCGCCGCAGCAGGCGAATCAGGCGCTGGCATTGCCGAGGGTCTTGCAGCACCCTGAACAGCCCAACAATCTCCTCATCGAGGTCGTTGTAGACCTCAATGCGCGAGCGCGGCTTGCGCAGCAGCACGCTGGCCGCGCCGCCGAATGGCTCGACGTAGATGCGGTGCTCGGGCAGGTGCGAAATCACCCAGGGGGCGATCTGCCACTTGCCGCCGAAGTACCTGAGCACCGAGCGCGCAACGCGCGCTGCATCAGGGCTGGATTGGGTTGTTAATGTCGCCATGTGCGTCCTCTCTCGTGACGGTTGGACGCTCGCAGGCGTGCGGTACTGGGGTCGATGCCCTCAAATGGTTGAGTGTTTTGCATCGCTGGCACTTGATGGCCAGGCAGACGTAGTAGCCCTCACCGAGCTTTTTGCGGCATTGGCCGCAGCGAATCTCCTGCTTGCTCTGATCTTGTTGCATGGTGTGTAAATCCTTTTCTCAGGCTGTAACGCCCGTGGTAGGCTCGCCCCGCACTCGCGAGTGTGGCGGGCCTTGCCTGATTTGCTGCCTTGGTCAGCGGATCGGGGGCTGCGCTGGTGTTGCGAGCACCAGTGCAGTCGCCCGTCTTTTTTTATGCCCTCCCCATCTGGCAGCTTGGGCAGTCGCTGCCCTGGCGGCCCTGCGATGCACGGCGGCTGCCGCCGCGCACCGGGTTGAGCGGTAACCAAAAATCCCTGCGGATGGCCTGCAGCTGCGCCTGGTCGGCCTGGCTGTGCGGCAGGCGGTGGCTGTTGGCCCCGTGCTGGCGCCACAGGCGGCCCGGCATGGGCAGGTACTGCGGCGCGCGCATGCCTTGCTCGCGCGCCATGCGCGCCAGCAGCAGGCTGACGTGCCAGTTGACGTAGCGCCCGTGGGGCGGGATGTGCGGCAGCACGGCCTGCAGCATGGCGCGGCGGTAGAGCACCACGCCATGCACGTGCAGCGCGCCGCTGGCGTGGCGGCGCGGGCAGTAGTCCTGCGGCTGCTCGGCCGGGTGCAGCGCATAGGGCGGCTGCGCCATGGGCTGCAATTGCGCGTCCACGCATCGCTCGCCGGCCCAAACAAACGGCACGGCCGGGTCCTCATCAAGCAGCTGGGCCAGGCGCTGATAGACGCCGGGCAGGATGCGGTCGTCTGGATCGGCATTGCCCACGTAGCGCGCGCTGCCGCGCGCAAACCCCTCGCAGGCGGCCGCGCCCTGGGCGCCAATGCGGCCGGGCAGCCAGTGCTGCGCCAGGCCGCCCTGGGCATCCAGATCGGCGCGCAGCTCGGCGGCCCAATCGGCGCGCTCGCCCGGCAGCTGCAGCACGTGGATGTCGATGCTGGCCAGGCGCACTGTCATACCCCCTGGCCCAGCACCGCCGTCATGTGCAGCTCGCCCACCTGCTCGCCGCCGCAATAGGCGCGGGCGATCAACCGCGCGCGCCATGCATCGAGCACCTCTTTGTCGGCATCGGGCGATGCCAGCCCATGCAGCTGCACATCGATGATGTTGCCGCGCACCGTTGTCTCATGGCCCAACCAGGCATCGGCGTACGGCCCCCAGGACGGCACCGGCGGGGGCAGCTCCCACTCGAATTCCCAGCTGGCCTCACACAGCGTCACGCCTTCGATCACGCCGACCATGTGGCGGGTCATGCCATAGGGCGAGACCTGGGCCGTCAAATGGGTCACGCGCCCTACCGAATCGAATTTGTTCATGCTGGCCCACCAGTCCCCAATCGACTCGGGGTGCACCAGCCAGGCCACGCCTTGCACGTCACAGACGCAGCCGCCTGCCGGCGGCGGGGGCTCTGGCCGTGCCGGCGGCTGGGCCGCAGGCACGGGCGCGGTGGCGCCGGGGCGCAACTGCATTTCCAGCTCGACGCTGCGGCCGGGCACGGTCTGCACGCGCCGGGATGGGAAGAATCGTCTGCGCTCATGCTGCATGGCCTGCCTCCTCACACGACGACCACGGCCTCGGTGGCCGGGTAGCCATCGGCCTCGATCAGCAGCACGTGCCGGCCACGCGCCACGGGGAACGACACGCGCCCGGCGCTGTCGGCAATGCGCGTGGCCTGGCCGTTGAGGGTGATGCGCGCGCCGGCCAGCACGCGCCCTTGCTCGTCGCGGGCCGTAAAAATGATCTCGCCCTCGGCCACCTCCACGGTGATGCCCGGCTGAATCACGGGCTCAAACGCGCTGGACAGCCGCACGATCTCGATCTCAGGCGCATCGCCCACGGGCGCGATGACGCTGCAGGCCAGGCTGGCTTGCTGCAAATCCAGCTGCGCATGCACCAGGCGCTGGCGGCCGCTGATGGGCGAGAGCGGGTGATCGATCGCCACCCACGCCCCGGTGGCGATGTCGGCAAAGTCCTGATGCCAGCTCACGCGCCAGCGCGGTCGGGCCAGCCAGGCGAGCATGCGCGCGCCCAGGGCCTGGGCCTGGCGCGGGCTGCGCAGCCAGGGGGCGGGCCAGTCCATTTCCAGCTCGCCGTATTCGCGCGCCGCATCGGGCGCGCGCAGCTGCACGGCGCGCAGGTAGCGGCCGGCGGCATGGTCCCAGTCGTAGAGCACGCGCAGCACGGTGACGATGCCGCCGGCCTCGGTGCTGGCCTGCACCTCGCGCACATTGCGCAGGCCCACGGGGTGCGCGGGCGCGGCCGCATCGGGCAGCGGCGGCCAGGTGGTGGCAATGCCGGGCATGGCGGGCGACCAGGCGCCGCCAGCGCTTTGCACGATCTGATCCACAGCGGCGCGCACCGTAATGCTGTTGTCGGCCAGCACGCCGCCCAAGCGCCAATCGCTGGTCTGGCCGCGCCAATCGTCCAGCTCGGCCCAGGCCACGGGCGCGCCGGCCAGGCGGGCCAGCACGTCGTGCACGATCTCGGCCGGGGTTTGCAGCAGCCGGCCCGTCTCCGGGTGCATGCGCCCGCGCAGGGTCACGGCCAGGCGCTCGCCCTCGGCCAGGGGCTCGGCCAGCTCCAGCAGGGCTACGGCATGGCCGGTGCTGTCCAGCGCGTTGCGCCACTCCCAGGCTTGCGTGGCCACGTCGTCGCGCTTGACTTCGTCCACGCCCTCGATGGGATGGTCGGCCAGCAGGTACACGCGCTGGTCGTCGCTGTACTGGATAGGGGCCAGCGTCACGCGGCCCCAGGCCCAGGGCAGCACGCGCACGTCGCGCCAGCCGCCCCAGACGGCGCTGGTGCGCAGCGGCAGGTTGTCCGATAGCGGCCGATCGAGCCCGGCCTCCAGCGTGATGCGGGCCTGCTGGCCCAGCTCCAGCGCGGTGACCACGCCCTGCCAGATGGGCCCGGCGCGGCCCATGATGCGCGCCGCGCGCCGCAGCGGCGGGCGCTGGCCCCACAGCCGCGTGATGGCGCCGCCGGCATTGGCCAGGGCCGCGTCCAGGTGGCTGGTGGGCGCGGCGGCAATGCCGGGGATGGACAGCGGCCGCTCAATGGCCGAGATGCCCGCCAGCAGCGGCAGCACGCGCGCGCCGCCGGCCGGCGCGCCGCGCGGCGGCGTCAGGCTGATGCGGTGCCCATCGACGCCGCCGTCCACGTCCAGCCAGCAGATCATGCGAACACCGGCTCCAAATCCAGCGTGGCCGAAAGCAGCCGCTGCTGCGCATCGTCGGGCTGCCAGGCGTGCTGGTCGGTGATCTCCAGGGCGTCGGCGCCCAGGCGCACCAGGCTGGCGTCCTGCGGGTGGCGGTGGTGGGGCACCAGGATCAGCGGCTCGTCCTGCTGCTGGGCCCAATCGAGCAGCGGCAGCAGCCGCTGCAGATCGGCCTGCAGCAGGCGCGAGGCGGCCGCGTCGCCGGGCGACCAGGCCAGGCGCCAGCCATCGCCCGCGCCCGCGTACAGGCTGGCCGGGTTGATGCCGCTGCCGCGCCCCACGGCCCAGCGCCGCACGCGCTGGCACTGGCTGGCGTGGTGGTCGGTGGCCAGGGGCACACCGGCCCACACCCAGCCGATGTGCCCGCCCTCAGCGCCGCTGATGCTGATGACCAGGCGCGCAGCCTGCACGGGCGCGGGCAGCAGCAGCACGGCCACAGGGCCGCTGGTGTCCAGCAGCTGGGGCGCGCCGCCATCGATGGCCACGTGCACCTGCGCCCCGGCGGGCAGGTGGTAGCGCGCCAGGGCCAGGGCCGCAACCGGCGTGGGCGCGCCCAGGTCGATCTCCAGCGTGGCCGCCGCGCCCGCCCAGCCCCAGGCGCTCTCGTGCGCATCGCGCACGTGGCCCACGGCCCAGGGCTGGTGCACGGCAAACACATAGGCGTCGCCATCGGCAAAGGATGGCGCAGCGCCCGAATCAAAATGCACCTGCAGCCCATCGGCCAGCGGCGCTTGTCCGCTGGCGGGGATGTCCGCCAGGGCCGACCAGGCGCCGGCGTCACGCCGCCAGCGCCACTGCCCGGCCTCAATGGCCAGGCTGAACGTATCGCCCAGCGCGAACGGGATGCCGCCCAGGGCCATTTGCAGGCGCCCGCCCGCCTGGTAATAGACGGGCGCGGCCGCGCCATCGGTAGGCACGATGTAATCGGGCAGCGCGCCGCTGGCGCTGCCGGCCACGCGCCAGGTCAGCGCATCCGTGCCGTCCACGCCGCCGGCCAGCCAGGCCGGGCCTGCGGCCACGGTGGAGATCACAGCCTCGTCGCCCACCTGGTAGGGCCGGTGGCCATCCACGCTGTGGATGCGCACGGTGATCTGATCGCCCTCTTTGAGGCGCTCGGCGCAGGCCACCAGCAGGCCGAAGCCGAATTCTTTGGTTGAGTACACCTTGCCCTCGGCGTCGCGCTTGGCGCTGATGTACGCGTGATTGGTGAATGCGGGCAGATAGTTGCCCTCGGTGTCCACCCACCAATGGGTGCCACCGTGGTCGGTCCAGCAGCTGCCCGCGTCTGTGCTGCTGGACTCAGATTTTGGGACGATGCCCGCCAAGGTGCGGCAGTAGTCCATGCGCGCGGCGTACTTGCGCGCCAAGTCTTCGATGGTGGTGGACAGGTATTGGTGCAAATAGGCTTGGCCGCTGCTGCTGCCTTGCAAAAGCTCGCCGGGCTTGGCGACTTGAACCAGCGAGCCGGTGGCGGCGCCTCCGGAGCCGACCTGCAAAATTTGATCCTGTGCATGGATGTTGCCGCCCTCAAAATCCGTCCACTGCAGGCTCTCCAGCCCCTGCAGATCGGCGCGCATGTCCACCAGCGCAGCATCCCATTCGGCCGCCGCAGCGGCCACCTCGTAAATCTCAGCCAGCGCCTCTGCAAAGTGCCGGGTCACCAGATCGGCAAAGTCCATGTCCTTGCGCACCGCAAAGTACTTGGCCGTATTGCTGGCCACGAAATCACGGCGCCACTGGTAAAGCAGCTGCAGACGCTGCTGATGCGCAGCATCCAGGGCCATATCGTCCTCTCTCTCCAAACCCAAACAAGACAGCGACAGCCGTAGCGCGGCCATGTCGCTGCACGAACACTCGGCCGGCGGGCGTTTGGAATACCGAAACGTCACCGTCAGCGGCCGCGCATTGGCCCCCAGGCGCAACGGGCGCAGGCACACGCTGGGCAGGCCCTCGTCATCGCTGCGCCCCGTGGGCGTGTACACAAACCCCACCTCGCCGCTGCCCTGGGCAGCGGGCGCAATGGCCGGGATCAAAAAATCAGCCGCCGCGCTCTGGTAGCGCTGGCCGGTCACGGCCACGGGCAGCGCGCCGGAGACCGCGCCCTGCACGCTCCAGCGCTCCTGCCCGATCACGTCGGCATTGATGCAGCGCACAGTCAGCTGCTGCGTGGGCGCAGCCGGCGGCACGCTCACATCCTTGAGATCAACCTTGCCCGAGAGGCCATGCAGCCAGGCTTGCGTGCGCAGCGGCACGTCCAGCGCCGCCTGCCCGCCCAGGGCGCGCTCGGCGGCCACCACGCCGGCCACCTCCACCAGGGCCGAGCCGGCCAGCGCGGAGAGCAGCTCATACAGCGTCACCAGCGCCGGCTGGCCCGCGGCCGTGTCGCCATAGGTCTCCACCGCCTGGCCATCGGTGACCGTCACCACATACCCGCCGCTCACGCGCCAGACCGGCGCGCCCGCCGGCAGCGGCCGCTCGGGCGCGGGCGTGAGGCCAAACTGCCAGGCCCCATCCTTGTAGACACGGTAGGGCCGGTACACCTGCGGGTCGTGGCCGATCTGGATGCGGCCGCTGCGCTCATCGAGCTGGCCCTGGGCCGACAGCGGCAGGCCGCCCCAGTCCCATTGCGCGCCCTGCTGCAGGGCGCTGCCTGCGGGCCAATCGGCCAGCAGCGCCCAATCGGTGCCCGCGCGCTGCAGCTGCGGCTGCACCGTGATGCGGATCTGATTGCCCGCCGCGCCCGGCGCGCGGGCGCGGATCTGCACCTCGCGCAGCGCCAGCTGCGCATGCTCAGTGGGCACGCCCAGATCGACCAGCGTCAGCGTCAACGCCTGCAGCGGCGCGGCCGCATCCACGCCCAGCACCGACAGCTGGCCATTGCCAACGCCCGCAAACTGCGGCTGCGAGGCGCGCGGCACGCCGCCGGCGGCGCGCAGCTCAATCTCCACCTGCGCGGCCGCATGGCCGCTGTAGGCCCCTGACAGCCGCACGCGCCCGCCGCCCGTGCGCTGCGCCCGCACGCGCTCAATGGCCTGGCTGGCGCGCACGCTGGAGGCCGTCAGGGCGGCGCTGCGGGCGGCGTTGTTGTGGCCGGAGAGATAGCGTTGGACGGATGGCATGGCGGCAGTGTCTGATGCACTGGCCGCGCGGCATGAATAAAGCGCTTTGCAAAAACAAAACCCGGCCAGTGTGGGCACTGTGCCGGGTTTGCCTGGGCGGGTCTTTTGACAGGTGTCAGAAGATGGGGGGCAGGAAGGGGGGAATCAGCAGGGCTTACAGGGCAAAGCGCTCGCGCAAAATCTGGTTGACTCGCGTCTGCCAGCCTTTGCCCGTGGCGCGCAGCACGGCCAGTACGTCCGGGTCGAGGCGGATTTTGACGGCCTCCTTGGTGACTTCGGCCTTAGGCCTGCCGCCCCTGCGCGCGGCAATCGCCTGCGGGGTATGGATGGCCGCGAACTCGCCGCGTCTGGCCTGCTCCAGGGACTCGCGCAAACCCGGCAGGGCTTGACCCGCATCGGCTTCTATGACCTTGGCCACGGCCTCCACATCGATGTGTTTGGGATTCATTTTTTCAGCTTTCTGACGGTTTTGGGCGGGAGGTTGGCCTTGTCGCTCTTGGCGTATACCGCCAGCAAAACGATTTCACCCTCCTCCAACTGGTTGAAGTACACCACCCGCGCGCCGCCCCTTTTGCCCCGCCCGCTGGCTTGCCAGCGCACCTTGCGCACGCCGCCAGAGCCGGGGATGACGTCGCCGGCCAGAGGGTTGCAGGCGATGAAGTCCACAAAGGAGAAATGCGTTTGCAAGTCCCACACTTGGGCGGCCATGGCCTGGAACGCAGGGGTCTCCGTGACGGTATACATGCCTATTATTGTACCCCCATGAATATCTACCTACCGCGCCAGCTGCGCCATGCGCCTGAGCTCGGGCTCAATCATCCGGGCCAGGCGCACCGGGTCATTGACGCCGTTGGCGTTGAGGGTGATGTGCACCGGCGGCGCAGGCGGGGCTGGCTGGGGCGCGGGCGCTGGTGCGGGCGGCGGCAGACCGCCTGCGCCGCCGCTGCTGCCGCCACCGCTGGCCTGGCCGCCGCGCTGGGCCTCTTCGCGGGCGCGGGCCTTGCGGTTGCGCTCCTCAATGGCGTGGATCTTGTCCAGCAGCTGGATTTGCTCGCGCAAATGCGCAATGTCTTGTTGCAGGCGCTGCGCGGCTTGCTCGTCGCCGCGCAACTGGGCGCGCTGCAGCTCCAGCTGCGCCAGCTGGATTTCGCGCTCGATGCGCAGCTCGTCGCGGCGGTGGCGCTCGCGGGCGATCTCGGCCTCGGTGCCGCCCAGCTCCAGCAGCCGCAGCCTCAGATCGTCCACCCCTTGCGCGGCCGAGCTGTTGCTGCGCGAGAGCGCCTGCTGCTGCGCGTCGATGGCCTGCATGGCGCGCACATACTCATCGGCCACCCGCCCCAGCTTGGCCAGGTGTTCGGCCTGCAACTGGTCAAGCTGCCCCCAGGACATGAGCACACGGCCGGGCACCTCCATGGCGCCGACCATCTCGTGGGCGTGGCGCGCCGCCTCTTGCGCATACTGGCTGGCCGCGGCGCTGGCCGATAGCCAGGCGCTGGTGATGGTCTTGCCGGCCTCCTTGTGGCGCTCAATGGCGTTGTAGACGGCCTGCTCCACGTCCTGGGCCGGGGCCTGCATCTGCTGCATTTGCCGGGCCGCCTCGCGCGAGGCCTGGCCCACTTCCCGCGTGGCGCGGGCCGCGCCCTGCATGGCCTTGATGACGACCTTGCCCGACTCATCGGCCTGCAAGGCAAAGCCATGCTGCGCGGCCTGGGCTCTCAGCGCGGCGTCGGCCACGCCGCCGTTGGCTTCAATGGCCGCTTCGGCCATCTTCTTCCAGGCTTCATTGATTTCGCGCGGCGTAGCCTGGCCCGATTGCTTCACGGCCTCAAAGGCCTCGCGCGCGCGCCGCGCCAGCTCTTGCAGCTCACGGGCTGGGGTGACGCCCAATTGTTTCAGGGCCTGCTCCAGGCTCTGGATGCCGGGCAGCTGCTCCTCAATGGCCGCGCGCTGCTTGTCCAGCGCGGCCTGCACGCGCGCAATGCCTTCGGCGCCGATCTTGCCCGCCGCGCCCATGTCCTGCAGCTTGGCCTGCAATGCGTCCAGGGCCTGCAGGCTGTCGGCCTTGGCAATGGCCTGGCCAAAGGCCAGCTCCAGCGCCTGACCGAGCTGATCGGCGCTGGCGCCTGCCAGGCGCATGGATTCGGCCATGCGCTCCATGTCCTGCATGGCGTCCTGCACGGCCTGGCCCACGCTGCCCATGGCCTGCGAGGCGCTCAGGCCCAGGCGCCTGAAGCTCTCGGCCAGCACGGCCTCGTTGAACTGCGCAAACTGATCGGCGCCGATGCGCAGCTCGGCATAGGCGCGCTTGACGCCATCGAGCGCCTGGGTTAGCTGCGCGCCGCTCATCTTGGCAAAGGCCGCCTGCCAGGCCGCGGCGGTCTGCTCGGCCGTGGTGCGGCCCGCGGCCTCCAGGGCATACAGCGCGCGGATGTAGCCGTCCACCTGCGTGGTGTCGGCCCAGTCCACGGCCTGGCCGATCTCGCCCAGCGCCTGGGCCGCATCCTTGCCGGCCTGGGTCAGCTTGTCGAACTGGCTCACGATATCGACGGCGGCCTGGGCCGTCAGCTCGGCAGTGGTTTTTTGCGCGGCCTGGGCCAGCCGCTCTTGTGCCTGGGCGGCCGAGAGCCATTGGCCGCTGGCCTCGTCGGCCACAATCAAACCAGAGGCCAGCGCCGCTTCAAACTCCTCTGCGCTTTGCACCAGCACGCCGGTGGATTCGGAGATTTCGCGCAGCCTTTGGGCCATTTGCTCCTGTAGCCTGGCGTTTTGTTGCTCAGCCTGGGCCTGCCGCTCACGCTGGCGGCGCAGCTCTGCATAGGCCGAGGCGATGCGCAGCACCTGCTCGGCAATGGCCACGTAGGCAATGCCACGCGCAATGCTGGCAAAGCGCTGCTTGGCATCGGCCGCAGCGCTGATGGCGGCGCTGGCGCTTTTGCCCGAGGCGGCAACGGCATCGAGCGCGCGCGCCGAGGACAGCGCCGCCGCGGCAAAGTCGCGCGCGCTTTGCACGGCCTTGATGGCAAACACGGCCGCCACCACGGCGCCGGCGCGCAGGGCCCAGGCCGCCACCGTCTCCAGGTTGCCCGCCAGCGCCTCGATGGCGCCGGCCAGCAGGCGCGATGCGCCGGTGCCCTCGTTGATGCGGTCGACGAACAGCGACCAGGCCGTGCCCAGGTTTTCGATGGCGCGGCCTACGGTCTGCGGCAGCTGGCCGAACTCTTGCTGCAGCGTCTGGGCCTGCGATTGCAGCGCGCCGGTGACGGCCTCGGCTGTGAGCTGGCCGGCCTCGGCCATCTTGCGCAGCTCGCCGGTGGTCACGCCCAAGCCATCGGCCAGGGCGCGCGCCAGGCGCGGGGCCTGCTCCATCACGGAATTGAACTCATCGCCGCGCAGCACGCCCGCCTGCAGGCCCTGAATGAGCTGACGCACGGCCGCCTCGCTGGCCGATGCCGATGCGCCTGAGACCTGCACCGCCTGATTGATGGTCTGCACCAGGGCCAGGCTTTGCTCGGCGGCCTGCGCCGCGGACAGGCCCGCGTCCTGGCCGGCCTTGGTCAGGCTGGCAAACAAATCGCCCGTGGCCTGCAGGCTGCTGCTGGTGCTTTGGGCCGTCTCGGCCACGCGCTGCCACATCTGCTCAAACAGCGCGCCCTCGCCCGTGGCCAGTTGGATGCGCGCGCGCAGGCCCTGCACGGCATCGGCCGTCTCGACCAGGCCCTTGACCGAGTGCGCCAGGCCCATGGCCCCTTGCAGGCCGATGTAGGCATTGCGCAGCTGGGCCAGCTGGCGGCTGATGGACTGCACGCCCTCGCCCACCTTGCGGTGGCTGCGCTGCTGCGCATCGCCCGAGGCCTGGGCGGCGCCGGCGAGCTTTTTGTAGTCGGCCGCCAGCGCCGTGGCGCGCTCGCTCACACGGCCCATGTCCCGCTGGATGCGCGCCTGCTGGCTGGCCAGGTCTTTGCCGGAGACGCCCGCGGCGGCCATGGCATCGCGCAGGCGCTGCAAGGTGATGCTGTGCGCATCCAGCGCATCCTGGGCCTGGCGGGCGCTCTTGCGCAGGCCATCGAACTGCCTGCCGGCCTCGGCCTGGGCCTTGTTGGCGACGGCCAACGCCTGGGCGCTGTCGCGCTGGGCCGCGCCCAGCTGCTGCACGCTGGCGGCAGCCTGCCTGTACTCGGTGCGCAGCACGGCCAGCTGCGCGCGCGTGTCGGCCAGGCGCTGGGCCGTTTGCGCCGAGCTGTCGCCCGAGGCCTTGGCGGCCTTGGCCTGGGCTTTGTATTCGGCCGCCAGCGCCTTGATGGCGCTGCGCAGCTCATCCTGGTAGCTGCGCTGCTGCAGCAGCCGCTCGCCGGCCTGCCGCTCGGCCGCGGCGGCCTGGGCGGCGGCCTGCTGTTTTTCGCGCAGGGCCAGGGCCGCGGCCCGGGTGGACGCCTGGGCCTCTTGCGCAGCCTGGGCGTATGCGCGGCTCTCGCCTTTGAGGCGCGCAAATTGCTCGACGGCCTCTTTTTGCTGGGCCAGGGCGCGCAGCTCAGCGGCCAGCATCTGGAACTGGGGCGCGGCCTTGCCGCCTTGCTGGGCCAGGTCATCGAGCTCGCCGGCCAGCTGCGTGATTTTTTCGCTGCCGCTGGTCTGCGCCTCAATGGTCAGCTTGGTCTTCAACTCCGTTGCCATGTCTTCCTCTCTGGCCCTATCATTTGGGCATGCTCAATCTCATGAAACTCGTTTTCTGCTGCGTGGTGCTGGCCGCCGTGTCTGCGGCCTATGGCCTGGGCCTGCCTTTCTGGCTGCTGCTGGGCGGCGCATTCGCGGCGCTGTGCCTCTACACGGCCTGGCAGTTCGTGGGCGCGCTGCGCCCCCGGCAGGCCCGTTGGCGCGGCGTCAGGGGTTGAGGCCGTCACGCTCCGGGTGCTGTTTGCCATGTCTGCATCTCCTGCTCAAAAACAACCTTGGTTGCACTGGCCGCCCACGTGCGGCGAGTGGCTTGAGGCTTTGTGGCTGCTGGGCGTTTTCGTGCTCGCGCCCGTACTTTTTTACGCGGCCTTCGTGTGGCAAGAAGGCCTCAAGGCCGCCCTGTGGCCTGTTCTGGCCGCCGCGGGCACGGCGCTTTTCCTACTCTTTGCCGTGGCCATGCTCATGTTTGCCTGGGCACTGCTGGCGGGCTTGCTCAAGCGGCTCTAGCGCAGCCTGCTCCCGTAAAAAAAACCGCGCCCAGCAACTTGCCCGGCGCGGTTTTTTTGTTGGCCATGCGCTGGCCATACACTGCCTATCAGGGCAGATCGGGCATGACATCGATCCGCATAAACGGGCCAAACTCGGCGTCCGATTGCAGCTCGGCTGCATACAGAGCTTGGCCGCCCAGGGTCAACTCGGATGGCTCGTCGGAAATCCACCCGAAATCATTGCTCATGGCCAATCGGATGCGGGGGATGATCACGCGTATCTTTTGGCCGTCGCCATTCAGGCCGCTGAAGATGATCCCTTTCTCGACGTTGGTCTTGCTGAAGGCGGCGATGTTGACGTAGCCGTCATACGAGTAATCGACCTTCAGCGGCTCGGCGTGGCTATCGGGGTGGGCGATGAGCTGGTAGCGGCTGTGGGCGGCGTCGCTGATCTTGTAGTGCGTGCCTTCGACGTAGGTTTTAGGAGACCCCGTGCTGTCCTCGATGACCACGCTTTTGGAGCGCGGGTACTTCAAAAAGAAGTAGTCGCCGGGTTTGAGTTCGGCCAGCACTTCGTCGGTGACGGTGCCGCCTGCCTTGACCACGGCCTCGCCGTAGAAGGCTTGCGCCAGGGTGCGCGCGTCGAACTGCGCCATGGACAAGCTGATTTGCAACTCTTTGCTGCCATCGAGCTCTTTGAGGGTCAACCTCTGGCCGGAGCAGCTTTCCACCAATTTGGTGGTCTCGCTCGATGGCGTGGCCGTCAATGTGCGGTTGGCACAGCCGACACTGTAGATATCCACCAGATAGCCCATGTCTGGGCGACCGCGTTGCGGGTCGTATGTCCCGACCATGACCGGCCCCTGGCCGTTCCAGATCATCGGCTTGGCTGCAATTTTGGACATGGCTTACTCCTTCTTGGTTTTAGGCGGGGCGCCTTCGGGCGCGGCTGCCGGGGCCGTTGCCGGGGCGTTTTGGGCCACGCCCAGGCCAACCAGCCAGCTGGCTTTGTGGGCGGGCAGCGTCAGCTGCGCGCCGGCTGGGTAATCGCGCCCGGCGTGACGATGCGGGCGCAGCAATTGGATGGTGGTGGTTTGCATGTGTGTGCTCCTTTTATTTCCAGCGGCCCCAGGCGATAGCCTGCAGGCTCAAATGGTTAACCGTGTCGCTGGTGACGTTGCGGGCCTTGAACTCCAGCATGGAGACGGCCCATGACTGGCCGTTGATGGTTTGCGTCCGCAAGCCCGCGATCGTGCCCACACAGGTGTTGGTGCAGTTGCATAGGGCGGTGACGGGCTGGGCAGCGACGAATGGCTTGGGGAACACCCACACCGGCGCATTGCCCACGCCACGCAACTCCCGCGCCTGGCCTGCGGCCAGCGCCGGCTTGGCAAGCAAGGCGATCCAGGGGCTGCGGCACATTTGCGTGCCATCGGCCCAGCGCACCCAAAAGCCGTTGTCGTTTTGACCGCTGTCCACAATGGAGCCGCCTTGCAGCGCCTTGATGTCCGCACCGACGGCGGCAAACCCGACGCTGATGCTTTGTTGCATCGTCATGGCGTGCCCCGCAATCAGGCCTTGGCGGCGTTGTAGTCGGCCACGTAGTCGTGCGTGGGGTCGCCCACGCCGATGTTTGCGCAGGCCTGTTTTTGCTGCTCTTGGATGAGCGCCTGGGCCTGGTCGTAGCGCACGCGCTTGGCGATGTCGGCGGCGATGGTTTGCGCAAAGTTGGCGTCGTTGTTCAGCGCAGTGGCCAGCTCGTTGAGGGTGTCCAGCGCGGCGCCTGCGCCGTCGGTGAGCTCGTTTTTGACGGCCAGCTTGGCCTCGTCGATGGCGGCGACCAACTTATTGGCGCTCCAGGTTTTATCCATCACGCCCGTGCCAGCGCTGTCGTCGATCTGCGCACCGGCGCTGGCGCTGATCTGCTGCATGGCGGTGTGCAGCTCGGTGAGCGCGGCCACCAGGCTGGCCTTGGCGGTGGTGGGCAGTGTGGACAGGTCGCCTTGTTTGAGGGTCAGGCCCTTGATGTCTGCGCCGATGGTCTGGGCCAGGTTGATGATTTGGGTCTCCATGGTCATGTTGCGTTGCTCCTATTGGGGGGTGGTTGATGGGGGGTGATGGGATCAGGACTTGGCCAGGATGTAATAGGCCACGGGGTCGCTCAAGGTGTCGGCCACGTGCAGGCCGCCGTCGCTGCCTGCCTTGATGCGGTTGTCGGCATCGCTGCTGACGAGGGGCGCGCCGCCGCTGCCGGGCGGGCCGGGCGGCCCGGCGGAGCCGGGCACGCCGACGATGGTGACGGTGTGGGCGGCGTGTCCTGTGTGGATGATGGTGATGGGGCTGCTCATGGTGTTTGCCTTCGGTTGTGGTGGGTTGGCAAGCGGGTTAGCGGGTGATGGCCTCGCACACGAGCACGGCCACGGTATCGGTGTGCATGACGCGGCCTGTGGCATCGGTGTATCGCACGTCCAGCGCGGCGCGGCCTGCGGGCCACGCGGCGGTTTGGGCGCTGCTGGCGCGCAAGGCGTACTGACCGGCGGCGGCGTTGACGATGGCCGGGGCAAAGGCATGCACCAGGCGCGCTGCGGCGCTGCGTTGCACGCTGCGCAGCTGGCAGGCGATGCTCCAGCCGGTGATGTCCAGCGGCAGGCCGCCGCCGGGGCCGCCGGCTTGCACGCGGCAGTGCCAGTCGATGCTGTCGCCGCGCTTGACGGTGATGGCGGGCGATGGGCCGCCCGAGGCGCTGGGGCCGCAGGGGGTGCAGGCGGTTTTGCTCATGCTGTGCTTTCCTTATGCAATAAGTAGCGCAGGGCGTAGCGGTCGGCAAAGAGCAGTACGCCCGCGTCGTAATCGAGCACGCGCCCGGCCTGCCACTCCAGCACGCGCGCGCCGCTGACCTCTGGGCGCCAGCCCAGCAGGGCGCAACGCACCTGACCGATGAGCTGACGGGTTTGCGCGGCCATTTGCCCGCCGCCTTGCTCGCGGTAGTGGCGCAGTGCCAGCACCACGCCGATCTCCACCACGCTTTCTTGCGTGCACACGCCGATGGATGCAGGCACCTTGCCGGTGTTTTGCTCCTCGCCAAACACCACGTAGGCGCTGGGCGTGCGAAAGCTGCGCAGCTCTTGCACGGCGGCGTAATCGGCCATGTTGCCCACGGCCTGCAAGGCGGGCACGGCGTGCGAGAGGCGCTGCACGATCAGGCTGGTATCGAATGGTTCAAACCCCATGACGCCCCCCTGTCAGCGCCAGGCGCGCAGCTCATCGCGGCTGAAGATGCGCCCGCCATCGGGCTGGCCCCAGCGCTGGTCTGGGCCGTTTTGGTTGGCAAAGCGCGCATCGGTTTGGTGCACGGCCACGGCGTCATCGGCGCCCAGGCTGAATTTGCCGTCTGCCGTTTGTTGCAGCAGGCGCTGGGCGTCGCGCCAGTCGCGCACGATGGGGTCCTTGTCGTCGAGCGAGCGGCGGTTCTTGTGCAGCAGGTAGCGGGCGATGGCGCGGCACCAGGCTTGCACCAGGGAGGGCACGGGCGAGAGCGGCAGCGCGTAGCCGCGCTTGGCCAGGTAGCCGTCGATCAGGGCGGCGGCGTCCTGCACGGCATCGTCGATGCGCGCCAGGGCGCGGCGGGCGGCCTGCACCTGCTCATCGGGCCAGGCGCTGGTGTCTGCGCCGCGCAGGGCGGCGTCGAGCAGCTCGGCGCTGACCTCATCGGCGTGCTCGTCGCTGGTGACCTGGGCCAGCTCCAGCGCGCCGGGGCGCTCGGCCAAATCGGCATGGGTGATGTAGGACATAAAGCGGGCTAGAGGGAAAAAAGCGGCAGTGGTGACGGGATGCCAGCCCGTCCTCTCCACGATGGTTGTGCGGGCGATGGGCGCGGTTACAGCCAGTCGGCCACCAGCACATCCACCGCGCCCTTGACGTCGTTGGATTCGGTGGCTGTGCCAGCGGCGTTGGGCACCAGGTCGGACTCCAGCAGCTTCTTGGCCACAAAACGCAGGGCCTTGGGCACGACCAGCAGGTTGGGGCTGATGCCCAGCGGGCGACCGTGGTCGCCGGTGAGCGTTTCCATGGCGGTGATGGCGGCCTTGAGGTTCTCGGCCGTCAAATCCTGGTTGCTGGCGTGCGCCAATTGCCAGAAGCCAAAACCGGCATTGCGGCGGCAGTCCACGCCATAGATGTACTGGGAGCGATGGAAAACGTTTTCATCGGTCTCATTGGTAAGGCTCACGAACGTGGGCGCCTTGCGCGACTGGTAGATCAGCGGCTTGAGGCTGCGGCGCGTGTCCAGCAAATACCAGCTCGGGCCGCTGCCGCCATCGCTGAGGTTGGAGACGGCTACCTCCTTGCCCTTGTCGTTGATGACCTTGTGCGCCGCACTGAAAAACGGCTGACCGTCGTAGCACAGCGCGGTGCGCCCCTCCTTGAGCAGCCCGAAGACGAGCTGATCGGGGTGGGCGGCAACGGCGCTGCCCATCTCCTGCATCAGCGGGGTGTAGACGCCATAGGTGTCGTCCTCAATGGCCGTGCGCGGCACGCCCACGGTCAGCTCGAAGGGGCGGTTCTTGATGGTGTAGCCGTGGTTGCCAATGGCATGCACCACGCGGTCGCCCAGCCATTCGCGCAGGCCGGGCAATTGGCCCAGCCAGCCGTATTCCTCGGCGGCGGTGGTGCTGGGCACGGTGGTGGCAATCTGCCCGTACTGGCTGGCCGCCTGGCCCAAGCCGATCTTGAAGGCGGCGTTGAAGGCGGTGTAGAGCGCCTTGAGGTTGGTGTTGTTGATGTGCATGGTGGTTGTCCTTGTCGTCAATCAAGCCTTGGCGCCGATGCGCACCCACACGCCGGCGTCCTCCACGTCCAGCACCACGCCGGCGATGCAGTTGCCGGTTTTGCCGACGGTCTGGTCGTCCACCACGTAGGCGTTGGCGCCAATCTCGGCGCGGGTGATGGCCGAGCCGCTGGCGGCGTTGTCAAAGCGGAACACGCTGATGAGGCCATCGACGTGCGCATCGCCTGCGGCGGCGCTGGCGCGCTTGCGGGCTACGGCGCGCACGGCGCCGCTGTCGCTGGCCGCGGCCGGTTTGGCCTTGCCGGCCTTGAGCACGTACATGCCCCCGGCGTAAATCGTGGCGCCCGCATCCAGCGGATCGGCCACCAGATCGCCCTTGCGCTCGGGCGTGGCGCGGTCTTTGTTGAGTGCAGCCATGGGTGTCCTCCTTGCTTACTGTTTGCCGCTGGCAAAAACTTCCGGGGTGAGGCCGCAGGCGGCGGCCACGGCCAGCTCATCGCTGCTCAGACCGCCCGTACCTGGCGCGGCGCCGGCGGGTGGCTGGCCCTGGGTTTGCGTGCCGCTCAGGGCGGCAATGGGCTGGGCGGTTTGCAAATAGCTGCTCAGGGCGGCGAGATTGCTTTTGCCCAGATCGCGCGCCCAGGCCTCTTGTGCGGGCAGCAGGCGACCATCGGCCAGGGCTGGGGCGACGAGGTCGTCCACCTCGCGCTCGCGCTGGCGGGCCGTGAGGGCGGCCACGCTGGCTTGCAGCTCCTGCACGGCGGCGATGGGCACGAACTTCGCGGGGTCGGGTTGGGCTTGGGCAGTGGCCTGGGCGCTCAGGCTGGTGCAGGCGGCGGTAATGCTCTCGGCGCTGGCGTCAACGCCCAGGCTGAGCGCTGCGCGCGCGGCTTCGGCCTGGGCGCGTTGGGCGGCGCAGGCGGCCAGGGCCGCGTCTTCGCTGGTGGATTCGGGCAGGCTCAGGGCCGCCAGCAGTTTTTGCAGAAGGGTCATGGTCGTACTCTCCTCGTCAAGGGTGGTGGTGTGGGGGGCGGCCATCCATTTGCTGGTGGCCGCGGCCATCAGGTCGATGGCGGCCATGCCGTGGATGGCGGGGTTGTTGGTCAGCGCGCCCATCAGGATGCGGCGCACCTCGCCGGTTTTGCTGGCGTACTCCAGTACGGGCGAGAAGTAGCGGTATTCGCCGCCTGCAATCAGATCGCGGGCGCGGGCGGTCAGCTCGGCCTCGGCAAACAGGCCCCGGCCCTCGATCCAGCGCAGGCCGTGTATCCAGCCCGCAGCCGGGGCAGGCTGGCCGTTGGCCTCGCTGCGCAGGGTTTGGTGCTCGTAGTCGATGACGGGCGGCTGCGCGGCGCTGAAGGCGGCGATGACGCGCTGGGCAATGGCGGCGTTGATGCGCCAGGCGGGCACGTCCATGGGCCGGCCGTCGCTGGGGCGGAAGTCCTGCGCGGGCGTCAGTTGCAGCAGCACGCGCGGCGGTTGCCCGTTTGCAGCCCCTTGGGCGCTCTGGGCGCTCTGGGCATGGATGGCCGCTGCGGCATCGAAGGCGCAGGCGGCGATGGCAATAGCGGTTTGGGCGGGTGCTGTGCTGGACATGCCGCCATGATCGGCAGCGAGGCGGCGCAAGTCTTTTGACAGGTGTCAAAACTGATGGCGCAAAAAAGCCGCCCTGGGCGGCGGCTGGTGTTATTTCACGGGGCGGGACAGGTATTCCTGCACGATGTCGATGATGCTTTGCGCATCCTTCTCGCCCAGGCGCCCGGTGTTGGGGTTGGAAGTGAGCAGGCCGCGGCGCTTCATGCGTTTGGTGCCCCATTCGTGATAGGCCGCGTAGGGCTGGTTGAAGCCGATGCTGACGCTGTTTTTGCCGTAGGTGTAGGACAGGCCATCGAACATGCTGCCGTAGCGCTCCAGCATCAGGCCGCGACCGGGGCCGTCGCGCCGGGCGGCCTTGCTGCCGCGCCAGGGGTAGCTGTCTTTGGTGGACTTTTCCCAATCGCCCCATTTGTTACCGTCCGGGTCCCTGCGGGTTTCGTAGCGCGCGCGCATGTTTTGCTCCAGCGCGTGGCCGATGCTGTCCATGACCGGGCTGAGGTCGCTCATGCGCTCGTGCAGCTGTTGCAGATAGGGGCGCAGCGCGCTGTCTTCGAGCTTGATGGTGATGGGCATGGCAGTCTCCTTTAAACCGCTTGTGGTAGATTGGGGGTGAGTTTTTTGCCACGCATGACGCCGGAAAATAATCCTGCGCGCCGAGCACGGGGCTCCGGGCCAAGGCCCGGCAGCGCCGGATGAGGGGACAGTAGGCCCTCCATGCGTGGCCCCGCTTTCTCAATCCAGGCTGCCGTCGAGCAGCTCCAACTGGCCACCGGCGACGTTGCCGCGTATGTCTGCCAGGCTCGCCCAATAGGCCGTGCGCAGACTGGCCGATTCTTCCCCCTTGACTGTATAAGCAGGCGCTACGACCACACGCTGGGCCTGGGCCCCTTGCGGGGCCAGCACGTACAGCAGGGTTTGATTGTGTTTGTCCAGCAGCACGGCCTTGGGTCTGCGCAGATTGGCGCTGAGGGCGCGCCAGTCGCCCTCGCTCAGGGCGTCGCCCTTGCCCTCGTGGCGTTTGGCCTTCTTGCCAATGACGCGGCTGTCTTCGACCCGGATAGCGGCGTTGGGCACGTCGATGCCCTTGTTTTTGAGCGCGGCGACATCTTGCGGGCGCACGAATCCCAGCAACGCCATGCGTTTGCGAGCGATGGGGTCGGCCATCAGATCCGTGATCTAGGCGGCCCAGGCCTTGTCCACCAGTTCAGCGCCTTCGGGGCTTTGGTTGATGGCCTGACCAAGGGCCGCGCCCAGCTCGGCCGGGGCGCTGGCGGTTTTTTGCGCCAGTTGCTGCGCCATGCTTTGCCATTGGGCGCTGGCCTCGCCCACGTTGTAGTCAAAGCCCGGCGAGACGCCCGGCACGATCTGGCGCACTTCGCCGGTGCGGCGGTTGATCCATTCCTTGAGCGGCTCCTGTGGCGGCTCGGTGCGCAGGGGCGCGCCGGTAGGGCTGACGCCTGCATCGGCCTCCTCCTGGCGCATGGCCACCACGCGGCAGCGGCAGCGCCAGCCGTTGGGCGGGTAGATCTGCTGCCATAGCGGGTGATCGACTGGCAGCGTCAGGTTGTGCCAGCGGGCATGCTCGGGGCGCACGTGCTCGTCGCCCACCGTCACGTAGCGCAAATAGGGGTAGAGGTGCTTGTTACGCTGGATGCGCTGCCATTGCCCGGCTGCGTGGGCGGCGCGGGTGTTGGTGTCGTAGATCAGCTGCAGGCGGATCGGATTGAAATGGGTTTGCACGGTCTCGCCCGTGGCCGGGTCCACCACCGCGTTGAGGCCCCACCAGCCCTTGTCGCGCAGGGTCTTTTCGACCGCGCGGATGAAGTCGCGCCGGCTCAAATCGCCTGCGGTGGCGCGCTGCACGGCCTCGTAAACGGCTTGCAGCGTATCCAGGCAGGCCAGGCGGCTGACCGTGAAATTGCGCAGGTGCTCGTCTGCATACACGTCAAGCCAGTTGTAGCTGGTCAGCAGCTTGCTGCGCGCTTGCATGTATGCGACGGCATCTTGCGGCAGCAGACGCCAGAGCTGGGCAAACTCGGCCGCTGTCAGGGCATCGGGGGTATCACTCATGCCCGCCCCTCATCGACGGCATCGCCGCGCAGCCCGGCCACGCCTGCGGCGCGGGCGGCAAAGGTCAGCGCGTCCAGCGTGCGCTGCAAGGCGCTGGCATCCATGCTTGCCAGCAGGCCCGGCAACGCGGCCAGAAACTCCTGCGCGCTTTGGCCCTGGGTGCGCGCCCGCTCCAGGGCGTCGAGCAGCGGTTGCAGCATGGGCCGCATGGCGGGCTGCCAATCCTGCGCGGCCTCGTCGATGGCCTCTTGCAATGGGTCAGGCTGGGGGTTTTCTGCAAACGCGGCAGGCTGGGCCGACAAGGCGGCGGCGGGAAGCGTTTTATAAAACGCCTGGGCGGGGTTTTGCGGCCTGTTTGGTACATCGGCCCCGGCGGCAGGCAAAACGCGCGTGTGGGCCGCAAAATGCGCCGGGCCGTTTGCGGCGGGTGTGGCGGGCGCTTGCAACACCGGCTGGCCTTCTTCCGGCTGCGGGATGCCCAGCTCCTCCTGCGCCCACTGCACCGGGATTTGCATGCCGATGGCCACCAGCTTGGGCAGGGCATCGGCGTAGGCCGTCAGGTCCTCCCTCTCGCGCGTCTTGAACGCGAACACCGGCGCGCGGCGCATGCCGCCCTGGGCCAGGCCATTGAGCGCGGCCAGCGGGTAGAGCAGATCGCGCGTGAGCGTGCTGCCCAATTGCCGGATGTCCGAATCGCGCAAATCCTTGCGCACCTCGTTGTGCACATTGCCCAGCGCGTTGGTGCTGGATTTGCCATCGGCGCCGCTGGTCAGTGTTGCGCCAAGGATGACCTTGCTTTGCGTGCGCTCGCACCATTCGATCATCAAACGGAACGCCTCCGGGTCGCCCCGCGCCGCGTCCATGAACTCCAGCTGCATGCCCTCGGGGATGATGCCCGCGGCATTGTGGCCAATGCCTACCAGCGCGCGCAGCAGCGTGGTTTTTTCCTTGTCGCTGGCGCCGTGCGGGTACTTGCCGATGCGCACCGGGATGCCGTAGATCTCCAGAAACTCGGCCAGATCGCCCACGCTGTAGTTCTTGAACAAATACGGCCACACCAGCGCGCGGAACATGGCCGTGCGCTCCAAATAGCCGCTCTTGGCCCGGTGCACGTGCGTGATCCAGCCAAACGGCCACAGCCGCTCGCCCACGATGCCATCGGCATCCGTGCTGCCCGTGCGCAGGCGCAGCTCCTGGCGCTGGCCGCGGTGCAGGGTAAACCAGCTTTGCGGCCGGTGCGTGATGTGGCGCGGCACATGGTAGGGGCCGACTTTGTGCCATTCGATTTCAAGGCATGCAAAGCCTTTGCCGATGGCGTCGGTTACGTCGAACAGCACGTCCTCGAAATCGGCAATCTCTGCCACCAGCTCCGTCAGCTCGGCGGCGGCCTTTTGCTCGGCGGCGCTGGGGTTGTCCGGCGGGTCAATGCTCCAATCGACCAGCGCGGCGCGGCGGCGCTTGCCCAGCTCAGCGGCAATGTGACCGTCCTTTTCTTCCATGTCTTCGAACAGGTCGAACTGGGCGATCACATCGCCGTTTTCGGCCTGGTCGAGGATGGCCGCCAGCTTGGTCGGCGTCAGGCCCCGCGTGGGGTGCGTTTGCAGCTCACGCTGCAAATGGCCGTAGTGCGCCGTCTGCGGCGCGTGCAGGGCGTGGCGTTCGATGGGCTGGCCATCGGGCCCCAAAATCGTGCTCTTTGCCATGGTGGCCTCTCTCCTTACCAGCCCTCGGGCTCGGGCAAAACAAAGTCGATCTCATCGGCCTGGGCGGCCGTGGTGTTGTCGAACCCGCGTGCGTGTGTGGGCACGGGGATGTAGTCGATGGGGGCGGCAGGGGTGCTGGCCGCGTGCAATGCCAGCGCCAGGGCCCAAAACCGGTCGGCGTGGCCGTCCTCGGTGGCCTCGGCCACAAAGCGGACATTGCCTGCGGCCGTCGTCACCTTGCGCACCAGGCGCAAATCGGCGCGAATCTTGGCGTCTTGCGGAATGCGCAGCGCGCGGTCCTCCATGGCATTGCGCACCGGGTAGGCCAGCGCCTCTTTCACGCCCGCGGAAAAGGTCACGCCCTCCACCCGCTGCGCGCCGAATTTGTCCTGCGCGTCATCCGTCCAGCCAATGCCCAGGCCCGTGGCGTCAATGCAAATGCGCTGGCATTTTTCGAACCAGGGCCAGAGGATTTTTTCCTGCTCACTCTTGCGCATGCGCTCCATGGTTTCGACATGGCGCGTGTACAGCACATCGCCCAGCTGCTCCACCACCCACAGCACCGTCAAATCGCGCTTTCGGCCAATGTCCACCCCGCAATACAAGGGGCCATCGCCCAGGCGATGCCAGTCCACGCCTGCGGCGTACTCGCACGATGCAATCAGGTCGTAGGCCAAAAACTTGGCATCGTCATCGGCCGGGTTGCACATGTACTCCTGCTGGAAGCTCTCCTCATCGGCGCAGCCCGCGCGGATGAAGTCGAAGTACGCCGCCTCGTCCATGGCCTGACGCTCGTCATCGTCAGGCAGGCGCTCTTGCAGCTTGTAAAGGAAGCCATCCTCCAGCGCGCGCTGCAGCGTCACCGTGTGCAGGCTGATGTTCTTCGGGTTGCCCCGCTCCTTGACCTCGCGCACCAGCTCATTGAAAAAGTTGCCGCTGCCGCGGTGCGTGGAGATCAGCTCCATGTTGCCGCCCCAGGTAATGCCCGGGTAGGCAATGCTCCAGAGCTTGCGCGGGTCGGGGTGCAGGGCAAATTCGTCCAGCACGCGCCCGCCGCGCTTGCCCGCCTGGGCATCGGGGTTGGAGCTCATGCTGTGTATGCGCCGGCCGTTGGCAAACTCCAGCACGTAGGCGCTGATGCGGGCCTTGTCATCAAGCACCACCTCGCCCAGATCGCGCGCGGCCAGTTGCATGATGCCCGCCCACAGCTTGCAGTCTTCGACGAACAGGCGCGCCTGCAAATCGTCGCGGCTGCTCACCCATTGGTCGTGCCGCGCGCCCTGCGCCGCCGTGCGCTCCACACAGGCGTAGGCGGTGGACCACGACAGGCCGATCTGGCGGGATTTCTCCATCAATTTGAGCCGCGCGCCATCCTTGATCCAGGCCGATTGGAACGGCAAGAAGATGCCCTCTGGATTGGCCGGGATGATGCGGGCCTTGCCCTTTGGCTTGCGCATACGGCCCCTCACCCAATGCCCAGCACGCGGCGGATTTCGGCCATCGCCTCGGCAGATACCCCGGGCTTGGCTTCCATGGTTTTGAGTGCGGCTTTTTGCTCTTCCAGCAGCTTCTTGCGCCCGGCCTCCTCGGCCTTGGCCTGAAACTGCTTGAGCGTCACGCTGGAGCGGGTGAGCGTGGCGATGTGCTTGGCCGCCTCGCTGAGCAAGCCGATGCGCTCAGCAGGCTCCAACTGCCGGCCATCGGGCCCCGGCTCGTCCGCAGACTGCAAGGCCAAAATGGCTTCAAACAACTCGGTCTGCACCAGGCTGGTCAGCGCTTCGCTTCGGGCATCCTCCTTGTCGGCGGCGTGCTTGCGGATCAGCATGGCCGCCTCGGTGCTGGCCTTGATCGCCGCCAGGCGGCGGTCGAGCTTGCTGCCGTAGCGGTGCAATGCCGTGCGGCTGGGCAGCTCGCCCGCTCGGGCCTCGGCCGGGAAGCGCTCCTGCAAGTCGGCAATCATCTCATCGAGCGTCTGCGCGCCCGTGGCCAGCATCGCCTCGATGTAGGCTTTGATCTCGGCGGGCAGGCGGCTGATGCTGCTCTTGCGTCCCATGGCCGCGCCTCACCAGTACTTGGCGGGCCGGGCAATGCCTGGCTCGCAATCGACCGTGTACTCGGCCACGTCCACGCCGTGGCGCGTGAGCTTGCAAAACCAGCGCCCATCGGGCTTGGGCTGCACCTCAATCAAAACGCGATCTTGCAGGTACTCCATTTCACGGCGCACCTCCAGCTCCGTGGCGTCCGGAAATTCGGCCTGGGCCACAGTCAACACCAAGCCATCGAAACTGCCCAACGGTCGGGCATTGTTGAGCGTGAGCAGGATCAGCCAGCGCAGCCCCTCACGGCGTGCCCGTGCAGCGTCAATCCGCATTTGTTTGTCCTCCATGCGCTACCGCGCGCAGTTGATAAATCTCCAACTTGCCGGCCAGGCTGTCGAGCTTGGCCTCAATGGTCGATTGGCCCCGGATGTAGTCCTCGCGCCGCACGTACTGCATGGGCAATTCCGCCTGAAAGCGCAGCAGATCGCGCTCGAGCTGATGCACCCGCTCGGCCTGGCTGTGGCTGGCCGTTTCGATGGAATCCAGGCGCTTGGCCAGATCGGTTTGCAGCTTGTGATTGCCGCGCTCCAACTCGTTGAACCGCCTGTCCTGATGCCGCTGGTGCTGGCTCAGCAACAGCTTGCCAATGCCCGCGGCCGCGCCGAAAAACGTCAGCAGCAGCCCCACCAGCCAGGTGAATTCAATCTGCAAAGTCATCGTTGTTGCTCTCTCTCCATAGCGGCCTGGCAGCCCACGCAACGCCGCACGCCGGGCAGCGCCTGGCGGCGCGCGGCGGGGATGGGCTCGCCGCAATCCTCACAGTCCAGCACCGAGGCCGCACTGCGCTGGCGCGCGGCGCGCACGGCCTGGTGGGCGAGCTGGTCGTGCAGCCATTCCTGCCCGCGCTCTTGCGCGCGATCCATCACATCGCCCATCACCGCACCTGCTCCAGCCAGTCGATCAATTGCCGATGCCGCCAGGCGCACAGGCCGTAGACGTCGTACATCTCTTTGAGGGCCAGCAGCACGGCATCAGCCTCCGCCAGCGGCACCTGCACCGGGGGCGGGCAGCTTTGCATCAGCGCCGCCGGGGGCGCGGCCTGCGGCAGCATCAGCGGCGCGCTGGCGGGCGGTGACCAGGTGCTGCATGACGCTGTCGTCATAGCGGCAATCAGCGCGGTCAGCAGCGCCCGGCGCGAGGGCTTGCTTGAGGGCATGGGTGGTTCTCCGGTTGGTGGCGGCCATCGCATCGGCGCTGGCCCGGATGGCCTGGCTGGCGGCCTGGCTGGCTTCGATGAGCGCGGCGTGCTCGCGCACGGCGGTGCGGTATTGCTCCAGTTGACGGGCCTGGGCGGCCACAGTGGCGCGGTCGGCAGCCGCCCGCGCGGCAGACTGGCCGCTGGCGTAGCCAGCCGCGTACAAACCAAGAATGGCCGCCATCACCAGCAGCGGGCCTATGAAGCGCGACAGCGTGTCAGTCATAGGCGGCCTCATGCATGCGGCTGCGCAGGGCATAGCCCATCAGCGGCCAAACCTGGTTGATGGCGTTTTGGCGTGCCACACGTCGGCCAATGGCGGCATCGAATGCGGTCGGGTCTGCGCAGGCCGATTGGCCAGTCACCGTGAAACCGTTTTGCAGCACGAGTACGCAAAAGGTCAGCAGGCCCAGAGGCTGTAGATCGGCGCCGCCAGTCTTGGGGCTTTCGCGCCCCTCGTAGGTGCCTGCGGTGATGGCCCCAGTGCGGCCATCAGCGGCCGTGAAATAGTGCTCGCTGGCGATGTGAGCCTCAATGTCATCCAAAGTGACGCGGGTAGGTGCGGTGGCATTGGTCATATCCGAACCTCTCATTGCTCAAACACAGTGCGGCCCCAGCTGGCATAGCGCGGCTGCAGGGCGATCAGGATGCGGGCGGGGTAGCCCAGGTTTTCGGGGCAGTGGCTGGCATGGCGGCGCGCCTGGCCGCAGGCAGCGTCCACCCGCTGGCGGCTGGGCTGCGCCAAGCCAGTGGCGGCGGCCTCGCGCTGCCAGTGGCCCAGGCCGCCGTTGTAGGCGCGCAGGGCCACCCACCAGCGGTCAAATGCGCTGTAGCGCGCGGGCGTGCGCTCGTACAGCCAGCGGTCGTAGCCCACCAGCGCGCGCAGCGCCCAGGTGGGGTTGTGCGGCTGGCAATCGGCTGGGGCTGTGCCCGTCAGGCCGCACCACCAGCGGGCCGTGGCAGGCATGAACTGCGCCAGGCCGCGCGCGCCCACGTGGCTGATGGCGCCGGGGCGCCAGGCGCTTTCCTGGTGCACCTGGGCGGCGAACACCGCAATGGGCGCATCCAGCCCCCAGGCGCTGTGCGCGGCGCGGACGAGATCGCGCCGGTAGTGCTGGGCGGCGGCGGGGATGGTCTGGGCCTGGGCGGGGGCGCAGCCAAGCAGCGCGGCAGCGCAAGCGGCGCTGGCCAGCAGCAGGCGGGCACGGCGGCGCATGGCTCAGGCCCCCAGCGCCACGGCCAGCACGGTGGCGGCAACGATCAGCGCGCGGCGCAGCATGACGGCGGCCAGGAAGTACAGCCGGCTGTGATCGGACAGGTACAGCAGGCACTCTTCATCGCCCTGCTGGCAGTGCATCGGCTGCTGCGGCTGCGTCAGATCGCTCAGAGCATCCAGCTGGGGGCGCGCATAGGGGAAGATGGCTCGGTCGATCCAGTACCCGGCCACGGCGGCCAGCGCGATCAGATTGAGCTTGTAGAGCGTGACGGGCAATTGGCCGGGCGCAATCAGCAGCACCAGGGCAGAGAGCACGGCGGCAATGGCCCACCAGCTCGTCAGGCGCGGCAAGCGGCCGAAGGTGTAGGCACCGTTGGATGGGGTGGTTTCGGGCGTATGGGTATCGGGCATGGGCACTCCAGAAGGCAAAAAAAACGGGCATCCGTTGGGATGCCCGTGATGGTGCTTTTTGGGGTAGCCCTTGTCTTTTGACAGGTGTCAGAAGATGCGCGGCAAAGCTGCGCCGTAACTGCGGGGGCAATCAAGCGTTTTTAATGTTTGCTTATTTCGAGGGGCGGCCCTTCTACCCATCCTTTTGCGACATTCACAGAAGCGCCGCTTTGTATTTTTTCCAGCAGCTCTTGCCGCTCCTGACGCCTCTTGCTTTCCAGCTTCTGGGCGCCCCGCTGCGCGCGAATTTGCTCATCCCAGCAGCGGGCCAGCAAATAGCCAAAGATCGCTATGGCAACGGCAGCGCCACAGCCAAGCACCATGGGATACCAGATCACTCCTGCCAACTGGTGGGAGATGGCCGGAGCCGCCGCCGCAAGCGCGGCCAACGCAGCCAGTGCGGCCCATCGGGTGGCTTTGCGGCGCTGAGCGGCGCTTAAATCAACAAATCGCTGATACGCCTGCGCGGTCATCTGGTCTGTGTCCAGCAGGTCATCCATCCGGTCTCTCATGCCCCAGATCGCCGTGGCGCACATCATGCAAAAAGGCGAAAGCACGCCAGAGGCCCAGGCAATGATTTGCCCGCTACCGGCCAGCAGCCGCCAGGCCAACTCCCCCAGCCCGACACAAACTGCAAGCAATACCAACAAAGTAATCGGCCGCGGGGCGGCCAGCCAGATGACTAGCTGGCTGGCAGCTCTTGCGATGACACTTTGCTGAGCAGCCATTGCCGTAGCCCTTCGTAAACATCTGTGGCGTTAAGCTGGCCATCGTAAGACGTGAGGCGAATATCCCCTTTGAGCTTCAGCTCGGAGCCTTTGATGCTGCCGCCACCAATCAGTTCAATTTCGGTCTCCACATCCTCAGAGTTGCGCAGCGCAGCTCCCAGCGATGTCATCAACTTTTCCCCATCCTCTGTCGTGCTGCGGCCATAGCGCAGCGTGACGCTCATCTCAATGTTGGAGCCCGCCAACTGGTCAAAGTCTATCTTTGCCGCATCAATGGGCCTCATCAACTTTTTCAGCGCAGCCAGCACCCCGTAATCCTCAGACGTGGCAACTGCCGTTGTGTGCAAGGCAACCTGCCGGGTTGTGGGCTGCTTTTCAGGCGCGCTGGCCGCACTGCCGCCTTCGGCGTCTTTCACGGGGGGCATGATCGACGGGGGCATGACCTGCCCGCCAATCTTGATGGCCTTGACCCCCTTGCCTTGGCTGACTTTTTTCTGCAATGCCTCACTGGGCGTATCGAGCAGCTGCAACGTGTTGGTGCCTTCCAGAACTCCTGCGGCGTGCAAATACCATTGCAGATAGGATTCTAGATGGACGGCTTTCAATGCCTGCGATTGCATCAGCACCATGTGGTTGTCAACCACGCCAAAGTACATCATGGATGCCAGAAACTCCCGCCTCTTGCCGTTTTCCGCTTGGGGCGCGGCGACCTTCTCCAGCACGACCTCTTCACAAAGCTCATCATCAATGAAGCACAGCGGGTCGGTCCCTGGCGTGTACGTCATCAAAGTGCCAAACACAAACCCGTTGGGTTCATCTTTTGGGATGCCCAAGGCGTGGTAGATCGGATCATCTTCAGCCGCCACGTTCTTTCTGCGCTCGCCAAGGGTTTTTCTCTTCCGTAGCGCGGCAGCCAGCAGGCTCTTGAGCGTCTGCCCCTCGACGCTGGTGTGGAATTGAACCCTTTTGTAGACAACGGCTTTTTGAACCCGCTTTCCTCTCGCACTCATAGAGGCCACCTTTCTAGTCACTCGAGATAAACGCCCGCGCCCGCATGTGCAATGCTTGCCTTGGCCTCTATCAGTTCGTTGAGCAGGTACTTGATGATTGCTGCTTCATCAGGTTTGTCGCTCATTGCTTGCTCCGTTGCTGTTTGCGCCATTCCCACGGCGGCATGACATGCGGGTCTGACCAGATGCCGCGCCGCACAGGGCCTTCAAGCTGAGTCCCCTCGGGCCCGCTTGAAGTTGTTGTCATCACGGCAATACTCAAGCGCGTCAAACACAATCCCTGCAATGCGGGCCAAGTGCTCGGGCTGGTTGAGCAGGATGCTGTCGCCCGTGCCGATCTGCAGGCCTGCGCGCTCAATCTCTTTCTTTCGATGTTCCGTCAATGGCACACACACAAAGATGCAGGGTTGTCGCTTGTCTGCCTGATAGCGCAGGAGCCAGCGGTTGACTTTGCCTTGGTAAAGAAGGGAGTAGTAGCTTTCGGTGTCCTTGGCCGTAATGTCTGCCTGCGCGCCCAGAATCTCCAAGGCCACTTCCAACAAACGCCGCTCTGCGTATGTGGTCACGATACGTGGGTTATCGGCATCCACGATATCGGCCATAGGGTCAATCGCAGGTTCTGGCTCCGCAGCCAAAACCTCTGCTGGGGCGGCAGCGGGCGCTTTCATGGACAGGCCGGAAACCACCATATTGCTCACGGCACGCTCAACAGCCTGCTTGACAAGCGGTGCGATGCTTTCTAGGAATCGGGCGTTGAATTGGCGCTGGATGTCGGCGCGGCCGGCCACGTAGCGCACAAATTCCACATCAGGTTCGCGCAGGCTGCTGCTGATCACTTCAGTAAACGCATTGAGATAAACCGTCTCTTCTGCCAGCGTGCGCAGTGCTTCGGGCTGAAACTCGTCGTGGCGAAAGCGGCGCAGGCGCTGCAAGAACGTGATGTCCATATCGCCAAAGTCCACCGTTAGAAACGGGGTGCTGTCCATCACGTTCTTGTTGTTCAAGTCGGTGAAAAAGCGCCACTCCTCCCCATTGGTGATGGCGGCGATGGTCACTTCCGGGGTGGCATTGAAGTAGCGCGAAAGCTGCGGGCAATGGTTGTTGAGCTTTTCGCTATGTGCCTTGGCTTCGATGAACATGACAGGCACGCCGTGGCAGAACAAGGCGTAGTCCACGCGCTCGCTGCTTTTCACGCCCGGGAAGTCGGCACCGTATTCGGCTTTGACTTTTGTCGGGTCAAAGGGTGAAAAACCAAGAATGTCGAGCACCGGCAAGATCAGCGCTTGCTTGGTGGTTTCCTCACTGTTGCAATGCGCTGCCACGGCTTTGACGTGCTCAGCATGCTTGCTCATTCGTTCGGTAAAAGCGTCCATTTGTCTCTCCTGCATTGGGTGATTGGGGGCATCTCAAGCGCCCGCGTCCGCATGGCTTGATGCGGGCTTTTTTTGTTGGGGCGGGGGCGCCTGCACATAGATGTGCACGTGGGTGTGGCTGCCCCAGTTGTGGATGGCGTGCGCGGCTTGCGCGATTTGCCGGGCGCTGGCCGTGGTCAGCGCGCCGTGCCCAGCCCCTACCGCCTCAGCCCTTGCCAGAGCGCTTTCTTGCATTGGGTTTGTCTCCTTTTTGTTGTTTGAAAAAACCGATGGCCCCGGCGTTGTGGATGGCGCCTGCCTGTTGGCCTATTTGCACGTTGCCGCCGCCTGATTGGTGCAGGCTGAAACCAGCCTGCGCTGTTGCGTCCACAGGGGCTTTGGCCGGCAGTGCGGGAGGCACTTCATCTAAAGCGGCATGAAGCAACTCGTCGAGAGACATGCCAAGAAGACGGGTGATCTTCACTAAATACAAAAAGTCGGCCGTCACCTCGCCGTTTTCTATTCGGTACTGCTGAGAGAGCGCCACTCCAGCGGCGGCGGCCAAATCTCCTGGCTTCAGCTTCTTTTTGCCTGATGCCACACGGATTGCTGCACCCAAGCCTATACGGAGCGCTACTTCTTCCTCGGTGAGTTCTCGTTTCGGCATATCCCTACTAAAAAGTCAAGAAATTTCCCAGCCTTGAGAATTTCCCAAGGCTGGGAAATAATCGCGTGCATCAACAACGAATCACAGCGAACAGCTATGCAGCACACACCCAACCAAATCAAGCACCGCCTGCGCCAGCAAGGGCACACGCTCAAGAGCTGGGCGGCTGCCAACGGCTTCAAGTACCGCACTGTCAGCGACGTGGTGCGCGGCCTGCGCCAGGGCAACTACGGCGAGGGGCGCGAAGTGCGCCAGCGCCTGGGCCTGCCTGTGGCCGATTGAGATTTTCGCACTGTTTCACAGTGTAACAAGACAGAAGGAGTACGGCCCATGAAGAGCATGCGATTGAGCCAAATCCAAGCCATTGCCCGCCGCTACCGGCGCATGGAGGCAATGCCTGAAATCCAAACCGGCGGCGTGGTGCTGATCTATCGGGGCCAGGCCTATGGCTGGAAAGACTGCGTGCGTGACCCGCACCAGGACTGCCCCGGCGCGCTGGCGGTGGATCTGGGCGGCCAGGTCTGGCAGGCCCAGGGCGGCGATGACTACCACGGCGCGCAGGCCTGGGTGCCGGTGCAGGCCTCGATGCAAGGGGGGCAGGCATGAGCGCACCGAACAAATCGGTCGCCCCCGTGCTGGCGGTGCTGGAGGCGCTGTGCGGCTTTGCCGCCAACGGCGCGACGAACAAGGACTTGGCGGCAGCCTGCCGCACCACGCCGGTGGCGATTACGCGGGCGACGCAGACGTTGATCGATTACGGCTGGTGCCGCAAGGCCGAGGACACGGGGCGTTTTTACCCGACGACGCAGTTCACGCGGCTGGTGTTTCGCGTGCACGACGACTTTGACCGCGCCATAGGGCGCATGCAAGAGCAGCGCCGCGCGATGACGGTCGACATGAGCGATGCCGAGGCAAGAGCACTTTTTGGTTAGGAGTAAGCAATGGCAAGAAAACCCACAGGCACTGCCGCCCCCGCCGAGCTGATTGAGGTGGCGCCGCAGTATGAGCAGTTGACACAGCAGGCGCTGGATGCGCAGGCAAATTTTGATCGCGACAAGGACGAGGTGTTTGCCGCTGGGGTGGACATTGGGCGACTGGAAGCGCTCGACTTTGTTCTTACCGTGGGAAGTGAAGCGGTAGTCGCAGTATTCGAAAGTGTAAAAAAATCAAAGGCTTGGCGATTTCTAAGGAATCCAAAAAGTTCTCACGGTGAGAATTTTTCGAGCTTGGATGAGTTTTGCGAGGTCAAGCTTGGCAAGTCTTACAAGCGTCTGCAAGCGATTGCTGCCAACCGCAACCTCATTGGCCAGGAAGCCTTCGAGCAAGCCGAAAAACTCGGGCTGCGCCAAGTGGACTACAACGCCATCAAGGCGCTGCCCGCGCCCGATCAGGAGCTGATTCGCCGCGCGGTGGAAGAGGCGAAAAGCCGCGATGAGGTGCTGGATGTGTTGCAGGAACTGGCCGCGCGCAACGCCAAGGCTCGCGAGAAGCTGGAGGCGGATGTGGCTCAGTTGAAGGTGGACAACGAGTACGAGGCCGAGCAGCGCAAGAAGTTGCAAGCCAAAACGGAGCAGCTGGAAAAACAGCTGCGCAAGGGCGGCCCGCAGGTGCAGCCCTACAGCGAGCGCCTGGCGGAGTTCCGCACGGGCGTGGGCGAGCTGCAGGATGTGGCGGGCAAGTCGCTGGTGCAGATGGCCAAGCAGATCGATGCATTGGCGCAGTGGTGGCAGCAGGAGGTGCTGGCCGCGCCGGATTACGACCCGCAGGCGCCGGTGCGCATGCCGCCTGAGCTGCTGGATACGGCGCGCGCGCTGGCTGAGCACATCGAGTTGCTGGCCGGCGGCGTGGGGGCCTTGCAGCACAAGGTGGCGCAGGCGTTTGGCGCGGAGCTGGAGATGCAGCCGCAGTACCTGATGCGCGACCCGATGGGCGGGCAGATGGGCGATGCGGAGCAGGATGGCGATGGCGTGGATGAGGGCGAGGCGGCCTATGCCGATGCCAGTGCATGAGGAGGCGGCCATGGCCTTGTCCCCTGAAGCGGCTGCGTACATCCGCGAGCTGGCGCGCCGGCTGGATGGGGCGGTGCACAGCGCGCGCGGCGCGCTGGTTGACGATGCGGCGCAGTTCTTGGGCATGAGCCGCCAGACGGTGTATCGCCACCTCAAAGCGGTGGCGGGCTGGAGCAGCGGGCGCAAGTGCCGCGCTGACAAGGGCACGACTTCGGTGCCATTGCAGGCGTTGACGCAGCTGGGCGCGGTGCAGCGCGAGAGCGTGCGCGACAACGACAAGCAGACGATGTTCACGCCCGTGGCGCGCAGTGTGTTGCAGGGCAATGGCGCGCAGCTGGGGGTGAGCAATAGCCAACTGAACCGGCTGATGCGAGAGCGCCGGCTGCGCGCGGCGGTCAAGAGGCAGACGGCGCCGGTGCAGCGTTTGCGCGCCCTGCACCCCAACCATGTGCATGAGGTGGACCCGTCGCTGTGCCTGGTGTACTACCTGGGCAATGAGCAGCGAATCGTTCGTGACAGTGAGTTTTACAAGAACAAGCTGGAGAACTTTGCGAAGGTGAAGTTCAAGGTGTTTCGCTACGTGCTGTGGGACATGGCCAGCGGGGCGATTTGCGTGCAGTACCGCGAGGCGGCGGGCGAGGATCAGCACAACCTGTTCGAGTTTCTGATGTTTGCCTGGGGCAAGCAGCCGGGCCGGGTGCTGCATGGGGTGCCAAAGCTGCTGTTGTGGGACAAGGGCAGCGCGAACCAGTCCGAGGCGATCAAGGGGCTGCTGGCGCAGCTGGAGGTGCGCCATGAGACGCACCGCGCAGGCAATGCGCGGGCCAAGGGGGGCGTGGAGAACGCCAATAACCTGGTGGAGACGCAGTTTGAAAGCCGCTTGCGCTTTGAGCCGGTGGCGAATGTGGCGCAGCTCAACGCGGCGGCGCAGGCGTGGTGCGAGGCGTACAACGCGAACCGGATTCCAGGGCAGGACACGCGGCTGCGGCGTGAGGGGTTGGCGCAGCCGATGGCGCGCTATGGGCTGTGGATGCGCATCAAGCCCGAGCAGTTGCGGCTGCTGCCGCCCATTGAGGTGTGCCGGGCGCTGATGGCCGGGCGGCTGGAGCAGCGGCAGGTGAAGGCGGATTTGTCGATCCGCTTCAAGCACCCACAGGCCGGGCGCACGCAAACCTACAGCCTGCGCGGCTTTGACGGAATCAATGAGGGCGATGTGGTGCGCGTGCGGCCGCTGGTGTATGGCGAGTGTGCGGTGCAGGTGGAGCTGGAGCGTTACGACGGCGCGCCGCTGATTTACCGCGCTGAGCCACAGGTGGAGTACGACGAGTGGGGCGCGCCGATGAGCGCGGCGGTGGCGGGGCAGGAGTATCTGGCCCAGCCGGCCACGCCTGCGCAGCGCGCGGCGCGGGCGATGGATGCGATGGCGTACCCGGAGCATGCCGATGCCGAGCAGGCGCGCCAGAAGAAGGCGGTGCCGTTTGGCGGGCAGCTGGATGCGCACAGCCATTTGCGCGGGGTGCAGATGCCGACGTACCTGGTGCGCCCGGGCACGGAGATCGAGGCGCCGGCGCATGCGCAGGTGGCGCCGATCATGGTGGACAGCGTGACGGCGATGCTGCGCATCAGCCGCGAGCTGGGGCGCAATTTGTCGCCCGATGAAAACCGATTCCTCTCAGGCCGTTTGGGCGATGAGGGGATTGCCGAAGGGCAATTGCAGGTGCTGATTGAGCAGCTCAAGACGCCGCAGCCGGAGCCATTGCGCGCTGCCGGGGGCGGTGGTGGCCTGCGCATTGTGAACGGGGGGAACTGATGCTGAGAGCCAAGAACGTGATGGTGCGCTTGTACGTGCGTCAGCGTGAGCTGGCAGCGCATGTGGGTGTGAGCGACGCGACGATTGCGCAGGCCATGAACCACGGCGTCTGGCCCAGGCGTGCGGGCCTGGCTGAGACCATGAAGGTGCGTGTTGAGGACTATTTGCGCGAGCGGGGGGCGCGTGCGGATGAATTGGCCACGTTGTGGCAGACAGCCCCTGAAAACGAGGTGCCCCTGCTGCTGCGTAGCCGCGCGGCAGCAGAGGCATTGATCCCCGGCCAGCAGGCCGATAGCGACACTGAGGATTTGAGTATGTTGTTGACACACCAAACGTTGACGCCAGAGGCGCGCCGGCAGTTCCGGATTGTACGGGACCCGTTTGTCAATGAGCTGGCGGGCATGGACGATGTGTTCATGTCGCCCGATATCAGCTATGCCTACGCGGCGATGCGGCAGACGGCCAAGCACGGCGGGATGTTGATCCTGGCGGGGCAGTCGGGCAGTGGCAAGAGTGTGCTGCGCAAGGCGCTGGTCGATTGGATTCACACCGACCGCGAGCCGATCACGGTGATTGAGCCGTATGTGATCAACATGACGGGCGATGACCAGCGCGGAAAGAAGTTCAACGCGGCGGACATTGTGAGCGCGATCATCCGCACGCTGGACGATTCGGCGCCGATTCGCCAGACGATGCAGGCGCGCATGGCGCAGATGCACAAGATGCTCAAGGACAGCGCCAACATGGGGCAAAAGCACGTGGTGATCATTGAGGAGGGCCACGACATTGCCAAGCCGACGTTGCGCAGCTTCAAACGGTTTTTTGAGGTGGAGGACGGCTTCAAGAAGCTGCTGGCGATCATCGTGATCGGCCAGGATGAGCTGGCGCGCAAGTGGGAGAACTACGACCCGACGATCCGCGAGGTGCAGCAGCGCGGCGAGCTGATCAAGTTGCCGCCGCTGGACAACCATGTGGAGCAGTACCTGCGCCACAAGCTCAAGCGGGTGGAGCTCGATTACGACGCGATTTTTGAGCGCGATGTGGCAGATGCCATTCGCGGCGTGCTGCGCGCCCATGTGGCGGAGGTTCAGGGCGGGCGGCGCGTGGTGGCCGAGCGCAGTATTTGCCACCCGCTGGCGGTCAATAACCTGGTGACGCGGGCGCTCAATCAGGCGGTGCGCATTGGCGCTTCCAAGGTCAACGGCGCATTGATTGCGGCAGCGGCGAAGGGGGACTGACATGCAAAACACCATCACTGCCCTGCCCGCAGCCGGCGCCCCTCACGGCGTGTGGATGTTTGACGTGCATGTGCCTGGCCGCCAGGTCGCGCACATCCCCAAAACCGCGCGCAGCCAGGGGGAGGCCCTGCTGCGCCTGATCAATGAGGAGCTGCTGCAGGCCTGCGACGAGGTGCAGCGCATCGATTGCGTGGCAATCCTGCCTGTGCCAGGGCGCGATGCGCCGCAGGCGGATGCGGCCAGTGCCCAGGCCCAGCCGGAGGGCGTGGCATGAACACCGCAATCGGGACGATCCACAGCCGTGACTCGGCCTTCCTTCGCATGGCGTGCGGCGACGCCAAAGCACCCGGCGTTACCTACGAGCTCAATACCGGCATCAACGGCGCGCCATTGATTCGCAGCGGCAAAACCGGCAAGTGGTTTTCGGTGTCATGGGAGGAGCTTTTGCGGCTCGCCATTGATGCCGGAATCGATACCAGCGATGGGGGCGCGGCATGAGCAAGCGGCAAAACCTCCCCTACCAACCCGCGCCCTGGCACGGGGTGATCGTGGGCTACGCGCGGCGCCGCCGCATGCTGCGCGCGCGTTGGCGGCAATGGCGCGGCGCCGCGCTGTTGTTGCTCACCGCAGCGCTGCTGATGGGCACGGCCGCGGGCCTGGCGTATCTGGTGACTGCATTCATGTGGGGTGGCCTATGAAGGGGCTGACCCATGACATGGCCCGCGTTTGGCGGCATCTGCGCCAGTCTGGCAACTGGTGGACGGCGCAGGATTTGTACCAGCACTGGTATCCGGTGTTTTCCGAGGAGGCAGTGCAGCAGATGCTGGACTACCTGCAGCGGCACCGATTCGCGGCGCGGCGCATGCACATCGACTGGGGCGTGCATGTGTATGCCGTCACGCCCGATTGCCGGGCGCTGCCCGGGCATGAGGAGGGCGCGGCATGTTGAGCTACGTGTGCCCGGTGTGCCGCAGCAAGGCGAGCCTGGAGCTGGTGATCTGCCAGGCGGTGGACGATGCCCAGGCGCGGCACATGATCGAGTACCTGGTCAAGACGTATCAGCCGACGTTGGGCGCGGCCACGCTGCGCTATTTGCGGCTGCACACGCCGGCCAAGCAGCGCCTGAGCTGGGCGCGGGTGCGGCGCATCCTGGGCCAGCTGGTGGAGGCGATGCGCAGCCGCAAGATCAACCGGGCCGGGCGCGATTGGCCGGTGGGCGTGGAGGATTGGCAGGCGGCGTTTGAGGCGGTGTTTGCGGCGCAAGAGGCCGGCACGCTGGTGCTGCCACTCAAGGACAACGCCTATCTGTACGCCATCCTGGTGCGCCGAGTGGACAAGAGCGAGGCGATTGCCGAGGCCAAGGCGGAGATGGAGCGGCGCACGGGGCCGCGCGGCGCGCATGTGCAGGGCGCCGCCACCAGCATTGGCCAGGCGCTGGACGAGGCCCTGCGCCCGGATGCCGCGCCAGGCGCAGAGGCCAGCGCCGGGGCCCAGCCGCCGGCTGCGCCGGCGGGAGAGCCGCCACGCTACACCAGCCTGGCCGTGCGCCGCATGCAGGAGGAGCGGCTGCGCAATCTGCAGCGGCGCGAGCGCATGCTGCAGCGCACGCAGGGCGAGGCACAAGGCGGCGACGCCGGCAGCAACGGGCCGGACGGGCCGGGCGAGCCAGGCAAGGGGGAGACGGCCCCATGAGCAGCGCCCCCATCACCCTGCAGGCGCAGGTGCAGCTGACGCCGGGCCAGGCGCGCGGCGTGGCGATCCGCGTGCTGATCGGGCTGCTCGATGGCGGCGAGGCCATCGAGCACGGCCTGCTGCTGGCCGATGACGGCCGCGGGCTGTATTCGCCGACATTGGCGCCGCTGCGGGCCGCCACAGACCTGGATCGCGCCGCGCTGCTGGTGTTGCAGCACCTGGCGCAGATCAAACCGTGATTGTTGATTTTGAGAGAGAGGACACACCATGGACACCCAAACCACCAACCCCATGACTGCCATTGCTGCGGCTGCGCGCAGCTACCGCCAGCACAAGGATGTGCTGACCGAGCGCGCCCAGGGCCTGCATGACGCGCTGGAGGGCATCAAGCGCCAGCGCCTGGCCGGGCTGCGCAGCGCCGTGGCGCGCGTGACCGAGGCCGAGGCGGCGCTGCGCGCGGCCATCGAGGCCAGCCCGCAGCTGTTCATCCGGCCGCGCACGGTGGTGCTGGAGGGCATCAAGCTGGGCTACCAAAAGGGCAAGGGCAAGATCAGTTGGGACGATGACGCGCAGGTCGTGCGGCTGATCCGCCGCCACCTGCCCGATGCCGCCGATGCGCTGATCCAAAGCCGCGAGGTGCCTATCAAGGCGGCATTGGCGGGCCTCAGCGCCGCCGAGCTCAAGCGCGTGGGCGTGAGCATCAGCGATGCCGATGACGAGGTCGTCATCAAGGACACCACGGCCACCGTGGACAAGCTGGTGGCGGCCCTACTCAAGGGGGCGGAGGAAGAGGCTGGCGAGGCAGTTTGAGGAGGTGCACATGATCAAATGCACGCGCTGTAGATACGCCTGCGCGCAAAGCGAGTGGGTGGACGTGCCCAGCAAAAAATTTGCCAATGCCACTGAGGGCGCCTGCCCGCGTTGCGGATGCCGGAGTTTTTTCGACATGGCGCCCCAGGTGCTCTGGATTTTTCGCGATGGACTCGTGCAAATGGGCGAGCGAATGCACCATGCGCCCGACAGCGGGCCTTTGCTGATTGCTGCCGGGCCGCGTTGCGAGCTGGAGCTCATCATGAACATGATGGCGCAACGTGTTTGCGCGCGTGACGGCTGGCTGGTACCCAAAGTCGAGCAGGCGCAGACCGTGCGCGAGAAGCTCCTGGCAGTGGACGCATGGCTGAACAAATGTCAGGCCAGAGCCAAAGCAGGCCGCATCAAAGGCGTCGTGTTCTACACGTCAGACGCTGTGATGCCGCAAGAGCCATCGGTCGGGATGATGTTGTGCGATGAGGTGTGAGCATGGCTGCTACGCAACGCCCCGCAAACACGCCACGCGCGGCCAAATGGCGCAAGCTCATCCATGTGGCCAAGCGTCAATTGGGCCTGGACGAGGAGACCTATCGCACAGTGCTGCGCACCGTGGGCGGGGCGGAATCGACCAGCCACATGGACATGGCACACCTGATCAAGGTGCTCGACCATCTCAAGCGGGCCGGGTTCCGGGTCAAGCCCACAGGCCAGCAGAGCGGCCGCACGATCTACATCGACAACGAGCAGGCGCGCAAGGTGCGCGCGCTGTGGCTGTTCCTGCATACGCTGGGCGTGGTCAAAGACCCATCTGAGCGGGCGCTGACGGTGTACGTCAAGCGCATTACGGGCCGTGATCACCTGCGGTTCGTGGGCGACTACACGGCGCTGATCGAATCCCTCAAGTCCTGGGCCATGCGGCACCTGCCCGAGCAGGTGGACGGCATGGTCAACGACCTGGTGGAAATGGAGCTTTCCCCCGAGGCTGGGGAGCATGCGGCCGCGGCCATTCGCCGCCTGGCTACAGGCCACAGTTTTGACACCTACTGGCACGCATGGGTGCATTGCATGCGCGCCCTGGGCCGGCCAATCCCGCCCGAGGTGGCGCCCCAAAAACGCAGAGCTGTTCAATGACCGAACGCGAAACTCGCATGCGGATTCGCCGCCACGAATTTTTTGAGGATTTCGTGGCCGTTGCCGCGCGCGTGCTCATCGACCTGGGCATCCACGCGACCGAGGCCCAGCTGGCGGCCAGCGCCCTGGCAGATCATGTGGCCAGCCACTGGGGCGGCCAAAACATCAACATGCCGATGGATTTCCGGCGCGCCCTGACCAAGCTGGAGCTGGAGATTTACAGCCAGTTCACCGGCAACAACTACGACGAGCTGGCGCGCGCCAACGGCATCGCCGAGCGCACTGTCAGGCGCTACGTCGAGCGCATCCGCAAGCGCCTGGCCGAGGCCGCCCGCCGCGATCAGGGCGACCTGTTCAACAACGAGCACGACGCGCACGGAGATTGACCGTGATGTGCATCCTTGATCCTTGTTGCGGTAGCCGCATGATGTGGTTTGATCGCACTGACCAACGCGTGGTCTTCGGCGACCATCGAAGCGAAACCATCACCGTCACCGACCGTAGCCACGGCAAAGCCAACGGTGCGCGCACCCTGCGTATTGAGCCGGACGCCCTGATGGACTTTCGCGCGCTGCCGTTCCCGAACGAGACCTTCGCCCTGGTGGCTTTCGACCCGCCGCACCTGGTGCGCGCTGGCCCGAGAAGCTGGCTGGCAGCCAAGTACGGCAAGCTCTCCGACGACTGGCGCGCCGACCTGCGCCAAGGATTTGCCGAGTGCTTCCGGGTGCTGAAACCAGAGGGCACGCTGGTGTTCAAGTGGAACGAAACGCAAGTGCCGCTGCGTGAAGTCCTCGGCCTCACGCCAGAAAAACCCCTGTTCGGCCAGCAAACCGGGCGCGGTGGGCGGACGTATTGGCTGGTGTTCATGAAAGAGGGCGAGTCATGAAAACCCGCCTCATCCGCCACCACCTGTAGGCCGCCCAGCGTGGACCGGCGAGCAAATCCACGTCATAGACGACATTTACCCCCCCAAACCGGGACAGCGAGCACTGACGCGCCAGGGGACACGCAGTGCAAATTTTGGGACCGTTTTCTTTTTCACACGTTGAAAACTTTTTTCTTTCGGCCCGTTTTTATTTCCCTCTATTTCCCACTATTTCCCGGATTTATCTCACTCTGTGCCCGGGGTTTATCTCTCCTCCCTTCAGCCCGTGCTGCAAAGGCACGCGGGCGGCATAGTCTTGCAGTGGCGTGGGCGCGAGCAGGTAGTCGAACAACTGCTGCGGCTGCGGCCAGTGACGCACGGCGGCCCCGGCCAATCCCGCATTGGCCACGGCACGGGCGGCCTGCGCTTGCGCCATCGCCCAGTAATCGGCCAAGGCCAGCGGCGCGCTGCGATACGGGAAATGATCTTGGTTGGAGCCCAGCCAGTCGGCCAGCACCGCCAGCCCGGCCAAGCGCCAGGCGTGCCGGCGCAGGATGGCCAGCGCGCCTGTGGCAGGCCTGGGCAGAGCCTTGTCGGCGCCGAGAAAAAGCGGCGTGATCACGTCGATGAACGCCAGTGCAGCGCGCCGGTCGCTGGGAAAAAAGTCATCGCCGGTATCGGCCTGCAAGAGGCCGCCGCCTGCGGTTTCCAGCGGTGGCTGGCCGTGATGACCACTGACGCAGCGCATCCACACCGCCCAGAAGTCCTGGTCGGCCGGCGCCAGCCCGACAGGCAGGCGCGAAGCCTCGGCCAACTCACGCCACAGCCACCAGCCCAGCGTGTCATGCCGCCGCCGGTACGGCGGTGCATCCTCGCAGTCCACCAGCTCCTGCGAAAGATCGGGCCTCAGCCCTTGAAAGGCACGTGCAAACTTGCCCAGATCATGCAGCGCCAGAAACCAGAGAAATACCGATTCGGCCTGCTGCCGCGACCAGCCCAGCGCCTCGGCCAGGGGCTGCAAGAAAAATGCGGCAACGCCAGCAAGCGCTGACCGCAA